CGCAATGCTTATGATCAAACTGAGTTCTTCATATGTACTCATAATTACCACCCCCCCCTCCACAGGATTCTCGGAATGGGTGGAAGCTCGTCCTCCGGCTACCCTGGTAAATACATTTTCCTTCGTATATGCTCCGGCGACTTTGGGAGTGTCGGGTATATTTCGTATAACGTAAAAGACCCCGTATTACTACGGGGTCTAAGTTGTGCAGGTAAACTGCATTGTCCTAATGTTATACACGCTAAGGTGTTTTGTTCTATAACATTATATGTTGGTATGCCCCAAAAGTCAATACTTTATACTATAATTATTTACCAATATATAATTCGCAGATTTTTTTATCTATTATATTTAAACTTTCATCGCTTAATTTTATACCTGCAAAAGCATCGGAATAATGCAAAGGTTTTGTTATTCGTATTTTGCTAATTGTTGTGATTTGAGAAACTAAGCCAATGCTTCCAGTTTTCATTAAATCAATTTCTTTTTGCACCTTATCGGCTTCCGTTGTATCTACTGTAAAAGCTATCGTTATTTTCTCTCCGGCATACACCGGATTTGGCGATACTTTCACATCTTGAATTGAATTATTGAATTTTTGCATATACTTTTGATGGAGCTTATCATATATTTCGTTTCCCAAATCAATAGTGAATTTATTAGGTGTGGTATATTCTTTTTTAGATGAAAGAGGAAGTACGGTTAATATATCGGAATAAGGGGAGTCTTTTTTATTTAAAACAACCGCATAATGCAATCCGCCTTCTTCATGACCAATACGAAAGCCTAGGTCAACTTGAATAATTTCACCTCTTTTGTATACTTTATTTTTTGAAGCATCAAATGTTTTTTCTTTTTTAATAAATCTACAATATGTATTGATCCAATACGAAAGCAGATTTATTTTTTTGAGATGGGAATCGTTTTCTGTTGTGCTGTCTTCAGGTGCTTTTTTAATGCGTGCTTCAAGCAGCTCATTAAGGGTTTTTATAGCTCTTTTTTATTTCCGATGACCTCATTTTTATCGAAAAAATATTTTTCTTTTTGTTTCATAGCGTTTTTACTTCCCTCTCTTTCTTTTGTCCCCTGTTCCTTTAACACCACTTTATATAATCATGGTGGTGGTTATATCTTTAAAATTTAGCTCTTAACTCAACAACTCGCCCGATAATTCTTACGGGCTTATTTTCTATCTCTTCATTTGAAAAGAACATAGGTTCGTAACAAGGATTACTTGAAACAAGTTCTATACCGTCTCGGTATTTTCTAATCCTTTTACAAGTAGCCTCGTCCCCGTTTATTGTAGCGATTACAATATCCCCACTTTCGGCGTCGTTTTGCTGCCGAACGATCACGACATCGCCGTCGGAAATTTTGGGTTCCATACTGTCACCCTTGATTTGAAGCCCGAAGAACTCACCGGTTCGAGCCATCTCCAGTGAGATTTCTTCCGTATCTATAATGTCGGTAACGGCGTCGATCGGGATACCGGCAGCAACACGACCGAGAACGTTAATAGTTATACCTTTACGAGGGGCGACTACATGCTCCTCAACTAAGTCGGATTTGGAAATACCAAAATAGTTCGCCATAAGTTCAATTTTATCTATTCGAGGGTAAGAATTCCCCTTTACCCAGTCTGTGAAAGTGGTATATTTAACGCCTAACGCTTTACACATTTCGTTTCTTGATTTTTGATGTTTCTCCATATAATACAGAATGTTTTTAGCCATTATCTTTTTATTTCCAAGAGCACTCACTTTCTCACCTACTTTCTATCTATAGTGTAGTATAAAACCGTAAAAAAATCAATAAAAACTTAAAAAATTACGAAAAAACCGTTGACAATACGATTAAACCGTAATATAATATGGAATGTAGCAAGGAGATAGCAGGAAAGGAGTTAGGAAATGGAGCAAAATGGAATGACCGACAAACAGTGGAAAGACATGTTAAAGATGTTGTTGGAAATCCTCAAAAATGAGGATAAAGAAAAAGCGATCGAATTTATTCAATCACTTTTAGAAAAATAACTAAATAGAGTACCCACAGGGGCGGCACTCCTCAACATTCCTGCTGAACCGCCCTTGTGATAAGTAAATCATAGCAGGAATATGAAAAATTGTAAATAGGAAGAGGCGATAAAATTGGGAAAAATACCTACACATATCAATCCTACTTTGAAACAGGCGCGTGAGATATATGGATATACGCAAATGGAGGCAGCTAAAAAAATTGGGGTTAGTGTTGACACATTAGGAAATTATGAGCGCGGAAAAAGTTACCCAGATGTCCCGATAATAAGAAAGATTGAAGAAGTTTATGAAATTCCTTACGCAAGGATTATTTTTTTACCACTTGATTACGACAAAACCGTAAACGAGCAATAAAAAATATCTTGACAAACATTTGCACAGAAGGAGGTGACGTAGATGTATATACATGAAGCGGTAGAAAAAGCAGTGAAAGAAAATGGAAAAATCATCAGATCATCCGCACGGAGACCGGAATCCGACATATATTCCGAGATTACTCCGACGAATTCTTATGATGCGTGTCTGATCACGGTATTGCATGATGGAAAACCGAGAAAAACAGCAGGGCGATGGAATCCGACAGCGGATGATCTGATGGCTGACGACTGGACTGTTATCACGGAATGAATTTAGAGATAAAGTCAGCAACTGTCAGCAGAGTTTCCTTTTTCTGATTCTCCATCTTTACGATGGCGACATCGGAAAGGGAACAATCGTAGATTGTATCGTCGGCGTAACTATTGTCGAGAAAACCATTACGCCCAAGTTCGCGCAGAACATCTTCAACGTCTTCGAGTGACCAGTCCGGAAACAAAGATGCATGAATCGATTCTGCGGAAGAGAAACATTTTGCACGAGACCGTGAAACATTGCCATCACGGCGCACAAGGTATTCATTATAGAGCTGACACAGAACAGTCTTAGCTTCTTTTGTAAGCATAGCAATAACTCCTTTCCCTAGTGTTCCGTAACACCACGAACCGGTAACTAAAGTATAGGGGATTAAGAGAGATAAAACAAGCGTATAATTTGCAACGCTCTGGGCGTAGAAATCGGGAGATTTATCAAAAAAGATAGAGGAAACAAAAGAGGAGGTGACGTAGATGTGGACATTTATATTTTTGGTAGCGGCGGTGTTCTTTGCAATTGGATGTCTTAAATGGAAAGTGTCGACGCTGGCTTTGATTTACTACATGGAGAAAAACCGGCACAAGGTTCCTAGTAAAGAAGAGATGAAAGAGTGCACCGGTTTTGTAGTGAAAAACATGATAAAAGATTTAACGCACTGGGCAGGTAGTCATTAATCATTGAGGTTAGCAACAAAACATAACAAAAAGGAGGCGATGAAATGAGCGTTGTAACGCGGAATGTGTCTGAATATGTGAGAAAGAAAGGCATAAATTTATCAGAACTATCCCGAAGCACAAAGATACAGTACAGGGCAATTTATGACAGTCTTGCAAAACCAGAACGCGATAGGGATCTTAGAGACCATGAGTTGATTAAAATTTGCACGTTCCTCGGAGTCGATCCGATGGACTTCGCAGATAAAAAAGAAGCGGAGGAGGCAAAACCTTGATAACAAACATCGTAAAAAGAATATACCGGGAAATAAAAAACGCAGAAGAACTGGAAAACCAAAGAAAAGAACTTGAAGAAAAAAGCGAGAAACGCAATAGAGAAGTAAAAGCGTCTGTGTGGCTCGTAGAATCCAAAGCAAGAAGTAACAAAGAATGGACCAAGATATATATAGACAAAAAGCACAAAAAAATAGCTGCACTTGCAGGGACAAGCACAACTATAGGGGTTATTTGTTTGATTTTGTTGAAATTTTATATTCATCAAGCACGGTCTTTTTCGCTTCGTTTAGCGCTTCTTGAAGGTAAAGTATTGTAGCCTCGTCGGTGGGAGAATCAAGAATTTCTTTCTTTATTTCTTCATAAAGACGGTTAATGGCTTCGAGAACTGTCATATAAGCTACCTCCTTTATTGGTTATTATGATAAAAAATTTTACCACAACAAGAAAGTATAAACAAGAGAACGCAGCGCTTTATTACATAGGCTTCAGAGATAAACTCCCTACATTTTGTATGGATTTTGAAGCAAGACCAGATGAATTTACATAGACAGAGAAGAAAAAGGAGAAGTATTGGAAATAAAAACAATGCAAAACATATTAGACACGACGATGCTTTTAATACTATGGATATCAGCATTTGCCGGACATAAAGTAATGAAAAAGATACAGCCGGAAATTGCAAGACTGTATCTCGGATATGCGATATTTATATGCATATTAGTCACGGGTTTCGCAGTAGCTTACCAATTTCGAGGTTGAGCTGCTCCAACAAAGGGCGTATCAATATCGCGACTCGAAAAAGATTGCAATATAGGAAATGCAACCATTAAAAAATGGGACGAGTCAGCGCCTAGAGTTGACACATTAAAAAGGTTGCCGACTACTTCGGAGTATCTATCGAATACTTCCTAGAGTAGTGTAACAGGAAAGGTGTCCGATAAAAAGGACTTTGAACCAGAAGAGGAGGTGAAGGTAATAATGAGAATAAAAATAATTTTTCACATAACAAGGATGGACGATGTTAGTGATGTTTTGAAGAAAGCAGAAGAATTAAAGAAAGAGCACCCCCATACAGAAATTAGTATAGAGGTTCTAGTATAGAAAGATTATTTCTTTCTGATTTCGATGGCTTTTAACCCAGTTGTAGAAATTGTGTAGCTTGTACTAGAACTATACAGGTAAATCTCTGAATGAATCCTAAAATGCTGAGATGCAATTTCATCGCCCGAATATGTTCTTATTCCGGATGAAGTAGGAATTTCGATTTTATCTATATTCGTGCACAAGTGATCATTTCCATCGAAATATGAAAAATAAACATCATACATATGTTTGCTCTCCTTTCTTTAATACTCGGACATGGCAGTGTCCTGTATTAACAGTATAGGAGATTTTAGGGGACAACGCAACACGTACAACCCGTAATACATAAACATAAACAGGAGGTGAAGAACGTGATTGTTGAAGAAATCCATATAAGAGGTGCAACAATCCGAGTGCATGACGACAGTTATGTAAACCGTACAAAAGAAGAGATCCAAAGCAGTATAGACGCATGCAGTCGGATTATCAGAGAAGCATTAATACGAAAAGAGAAAACCGCGTAAGCGGTAGAAAGGAAAGACAAGCATGGAAGAGATTAAATTACCGACAGTGCCGGAACTGTCACTGATCCCGATCGAGCGGAGAAATTTTCCGGAAGCGGATCACAAGCGGGAGAAACGAAAGATCCAGCGCAAAAGAAAAGAAAGAGACAATGCTGCAAGAGGACTGGTCACAGTAACAGTCGCCAGCATGATGTTAAACGCGGTGATGGCTGTGATTATTTACATCCTGCAGGCAGGACCGATTTGAAAGGAGGCGAACAAAGAAATGGACGAAGAGGTAAAGAAAGATGCCGAAGAAGAAATGAACTGTATCTTAGATCTGCTTGAAGAATGGTGCTTGAAATACGATCAGGATTATGCGAATGCGGTTGTACTTGTAAAGCATGATCAGATCACATCGTGGGGAAGCGTAGGCAACCAAGAAGACTTTGACGTTTACAGAACAAAAAAGCGCCCATAAGAGGCGGCAACCTCTAGGACGCATAGATAAACAACCAAGATTATTGTACGGGAAAGAAAGGAATTTGTAAAGATGATTAAATGCAGTAAAGGCAATGTGGAAATAAAAGGAAATTTAATATTATTAGAAGCAGAAACAGTCATGATATTAAGAGGAATAAGAAACATCCTCGAAGAAGAGTACGGAAAAAAACACGCAGAAAAGTCAATGCAAAAAATAGTTAAAACATCCACAATGACGCAAGAAGAAATAGAAGAGGAAATAAAAAAATCAGCACAAGAAATAGCGAGAGAAGCAGCGAAACACCTCATGAAATGAAAGAAGAAGTTATTTTGTGGATCATCCGCTGGGGAGATCCGTACGCATTAGAGTGCAAGACAATGACCAGATCGGAAGTCGAAGCGTATGCGCGCGAAAAGCAAAAAAAGCGCGGCGGTACATATGTAATCAATTAAAAAAAGCGCATCACAGCAACTGATGCGCTTAAAAGATGGCGTTCCCGCCTCTTGTTAGGACAAATATATTGTATCAAATAAGAGGCGGGAAGTCAAGCGATACACGCGGGGACTCCCGCTTTTAAACCTCGATAAAGATATTAAAGTTAGGACAGATAAAAGATGGCAACACGGAGAAAAACGTACAAATTACGGGGCGGAGACGTCTACGACGTAGAGGAATATCCAGACGGAAGATATGGAGCAAAAGGAAAGGCACGGCAAAAGAAAAAGAAACCGACGCCGGAACAGATGGCGGCAGTCAACCAAGCCAACCGAGCGAAGATATGCAGACGATTACTGATCGAATATTTTGATGCAGGAGACTACTTTGTAACATACACCTACAAAGTCGAGCAAAGACCGAAAGACATGACAGTGGCACTAAAAGACTTACAAAAAGCACTCCGAAAGCTCCGTCCGAAATATAAAAAGGCAAACACTCCGTTTTACTGGATCAGAAACATAGAGCGGGGCACAAAGGGTGCATGGCACATCCATCTAGTCATTAAAAAAACATCAGGGGCGGCAGAATGGATCGAAGATGCATGGGAACACGGAGCAATCTATATTACGCAGATCAAAAAAAGCCGGTTTTACGATGAGGATTTTACAAAACTGGCAAACTATATGACAAAAAACGAAAAAACAAGAGAAAAACGATCGGACGGAAGCAAAGGAAAACCGCGACTAAAAGAAGCAAGCTACAACCATGCGAAAAATATGCCGTTACCCGAACCGAAATCCCAAAAACTTGTACGCTGGCAAAAAGAAGTAAAACCCAAAAAAGGCTATTACATCGCAAACAGTTACGAGGGGATCAACCCGGCTACGGGGATGAGATACCGCAGATACACACTGATCAGAATCCACAGGAGGATTTAAAATGAAAACAGTAAATATCTACATAGAAACCACCATAAAATCCCCCATTGTAAAAGATGGGAAATACGCATCCGCCCTAGTATTTACTAGGTCAAACGGAGAAGAAGCATACCGGGTCATGAGTGGCGAAGAGTGCGAATCTACTTACAACAGATTGACGCTGATCGCAATCATAAAATCATTACAAAAATTAAAAGAGCAGTGTCATGTTGTAATTCACACTGATAACGCTTATATCAAAAATATTTCAGAACAAGGAGCGCCGGAGAAGTGGCGGCGATCCGAGTGGAAAAAAGCCACAGGCGCGGAAGTCCAAAATAAAGAATTATGGAAAATGTACCTTGAGGAAGCGGAGAAACACGAAACGGAATTTCGCTTTTGCGCCAGCAATGATTATCAGGGATTGCTAAGAGAAGAACTAACATAAGGAGGACACCATGAGAATTACAAAAGAAGCAAGATGCGCGAAAAACGCAAGGGAATACATCGGCAACCGCCCAAGACTCGTTGAAGGAAAGATATATACGTTGATTTTCCGGCAGCAGCTGGAAAGAAGCGAAAAACACACTGCCATCAAGAAACGGATGCGCTTTTTAAAAGCGTTTCCACACCACGCACTTTTTGAAAACCCTTACGGGATCAAAAGATCGTTTACTTGGTGGGAAGTGGAAAAATTACTGAAAGGAGAGCAGATATGATACAAGATATTGCAATCGAACAGTTAGACATACACCCGCAGAACGTGCGGAAGGTATACACCGACATTGACGAGCTGGCGGAAAGCGTAAAAGCTCGTGGCGTAATGCAAAATTTGACTGTAGTACCAAACCCGGACAAAAAAGACCACTATCTTGTAGTGATCGGAAACCGAAGACTGACGGCAGCGAGAAAAGCGGGATTGAAAACAATGCCCTGTTCCGTTGTGGAAATGACGGAAAAAGAGCAAATATCAACGATGTTGTTGGAAAACATGCAGCGCAGCGATCTATCAGTAAGCGAGCAAGCACAAGGATTCCAGCTCATGTTGGATTTGGGAGAAACAGAAACAACAATCGCGGAAAAGACCGGATTTAGCAGAAGTACAGTACGACATAGGTTAAATCTTGCAAAACTGGATCAAGAAACACTTACGAGGCGCGAAGAAAATAAGGACTTCCAACTCACATTAACGGACCTTTACGAGCTGGAGAAGGTACAAGACATCAAAAAAAGGAATGAAATCCTTAAGACTGCAGTATCGTCACGCGAAATCGCATGGAAAGCAAAACAGGCCGTGAAAGAAGAAAAAATAAAGAAAAACGCTCAAATAGTGTTTGAAATACTGGAAGAAAAAGGAGTAAAAGCCGCGCCGAAAAGAGCGAAAGAAGAAAGATGGACCGGAAAATGGAAAGAGATAACAAATATTGATCTATCACAGTGGGAGGATCAAACAAAAATCGATCTGCAAGACACAAAAGATCAGCTCTATTATTATCAATGCTACGATAGGATCTATGTAGTAAAAAAAGTAATACAAAAAGAGCGGGAAAAAACGGAACAGGAAAAGAAAACGGAGAAAATCAAGGAAAACGAAAGAAAAATAACGGAAATCCTGAAAAGGATGAGAAGGGAAAGGAACGATTTTATTAAAGAACTTGTGTCGGGAAAAATCACAATACCGAAAGAAGTTGATGTAAAAGAAACAGGCTGGAAGATCATGATAAACCGGATAACGGACGGCGGAAGCGTAGCACACATGAACGCGGTGTATGGATTTTACGGGATCGAAAACGCGTACGAAGCGAAAGAAGAGGAAAAAGAACGGATCGAAAAAGAATTTGCAGAAATAAGCCAAGAAAAGCAAATGCTGATCCTCTTGACCCGGACGGCAGAGCCGTACGAAGCAACTGACTATTACGGACACTACGAAAAAGGGATGAAATGCCTAAGAGACTTCTATAGATTACTTCAGCAGATGGGGTTCTCATTTCGATCACTGGAAGAACTAAAGATCCTAAACGGGACTCATGAGTTATACACACAGGAGACGGAAGATGAGCATTGACTATTCGGACATGGCTTTCCCGAAGCCGGGAAAGAAGAAAAAACGGAAAATCCACAAAAAAAGCATTTTAAACAGTCAAAAGGGCATCTGCTACTTATGCGCCCGGTTAAATGGTGACTATTCCGTAAAGCAGACGGAAGAGCATCATATCCTGTTCGGGGCAGGACAAAGAGCAATATCCGAAGAAAACGGGTTAAAAGTAGACCTATGCATTGAACATCACCGGACGGGGCAGCAGGCAGTACACAACAGCCGAGAAATGAGGGAGCTGCTCTGTAAAATCGCACAAACGGAATTTGAAAAGACCCACACCCGAAAAGAATGGGAACAGATCGCAAGGAAGAACTATCTTTAGTACCTCCGCCGTATGGCGATGATACATATAAAATGTCACGCGCAACCAGTAAATACAGGTTTCCCCGCCGTTTTATGCGGCGGGAGAAAGGAGAAAAACGTGAGGATTTTAAAAATTAAAACAAAAACAGGCATCAAGACCGTTTATAACGTGACTGATTGGGGATGGAGCGCCGAAACAGGCGACCTTTATTACAGATCCGGAAAAGAGCTGCATCACGAATACTGCATAAGCGCCGAAGAAATTATAGTATAAAAGGATAGAAAAAAGGATCAATCAAAAACCCGCTATAAACAGTAATTACTGTTTTAAAGTGGGATTCTGACATCTTGAAAAAAAGGATAAAAAAGAGGAAAAACAATGGCGAAAAGAAACGATTACATAACAGGACGGGAAGATGGGTTATTAATGGCACTCGAAATCGTCAAAAATGAGGGTGTCGAAGCGCTGGAAAAAGAAATCGAATTCAGGAATGTCACCGGAATCCGTACCGCCTTAGCAAAAAAAGACATTAACAGGGCGACAATCAAGATCAAAGAACAGACAGTAGACACAGTAACAATCCTTTCCGTGGCAACCTTACATGACGAGTTCGGCTTCGGAACACAAAGATGCGACCGATTTATTAAGAGGTTTAACAAAAAGGCGGAATGCATCATGGATGACATGGCAAGCTGGAACGATTATATAAAAACGATCAAAGAGGAACTAGGGATTGAGCTAGGAATCAGAGAGAACAAGTAAGGGGGCGAAGAGATGGGGAGATTTGAAATTGAGTTTGCACAATTTACCAAAGTTGTGGTGGACGCAGAAACCGAAGAAGAAGCAAAAGATTTAGCGGCGATAATGGACGGAGAAGAAATTGCAGAACACGACACACACGAATACAACATCTGGAACATACGGGAATTAATATAAATTTTTGATGAGGTAGAAGATGAACAGAGAAATACTTTTTAAAGCAAAGAGAAAAGATAATGGTGAATGGATACAAGGTTATTATTATCAAATATGGCAACAAGGCTATATTTTATGGGGAATGATAAACAATATGCCAGATATGGTTGAGGTTAATCCAGACACACTCTGCCAGTGCACAGGACTTACCGACGAGAGAGGTCAGAAGATTTGGGAGAATGATATATGCAATAGAAAAGAAAAATATCCTGAAATCGTGACATACAATAAAGGAGATTGGCAGTTAGATTACAGTTATGTATTTGGAAAAGAGATGCACACAGACGCTTGCAATCTTGGATTTTATGTATGTGAAAGGAACTGTGTTGAAGTAATCGGCAATATTTTTGATAATGCAGATTTGTTGGAGGTGGAGAGATAAATGAAAGCACCTAAAGAAATAGCAAGTAAAGCAGAAAGATATAAGGAGCTAAAAAAAGAAATAGATAAACTTTATGAAGAATTGGAAGAGTTTGCTAATGAAAATGGTTTTGAGGATTTTTGGATAGACGGTTTTGGGGTATCTCAAGAACCAAACGGAGAAGAACAAACAGATGGAGAATATTGTGACCAATGGATGCGCGGGGAAGATTCCGGAGATGGAATATATTACTATCCGATTGAAGGAAGTACGCAATATTTTTGGGTAGCATATTCATTTTGATTGGAGGTGAAGTGATGCTAAAACCAGCGCAATTATACAAAGAGGAATTAGAAAAACTTTTTTTGAGGACATGGTACGACCTTAAATATATGTTCTATAGCGGATGGACAGGGAGCGAACTACCAACAATTCCTGACAATAATTATGACGCTCATCATTTCGCATCAGTTGATAACAATGGAAATGTGATTGGGTACATATCTTATCGTATAAGTTGGATAACAATGAGTGCAGATAACTTCGGAATTATAAGTTTTGGAAATCATATAGAGTTCGCAAGAGATGTTTATAAAGTGATTTGTGATTTATTTGAAAAACACGGCATGAATAGAGTATCATGGAGTGCATTTGTCGAGAACCCAGCAGTTAAAGGATATAGAAATTTTATTAAAAAGCATGGCGGTAGAGAGTGTGCTTATCATAGACAGGTTGCAAAACTACTGGATGGAAAGTTGCATGACGATGTGGAATTCGAGATTTTAGCATGTGAATTTAAGAAATAGTTTGTTGGAGGTGGAGCAATGAAATATAAATGCAAGAAGTCTTTTTGCGTAGATAGATACGACGAAGATGGATTTCTAATCGAAAATAGTTCGATTGTAATCGACGAAGGAAAAGCTTATGAATTAGATGAAAGCGGTCACATGATGATTGGCGGTCAAGACCATGTTCATATTGATGCTGTAGATTATGGTTCGTGGCTGGAAATAACCAAAAAGCATTTTGAAGAATACTTTGAACTGTTGAAGGTGGAGTGATGGAAGATGTAGAAGTTGTAGTTAGGTGTATTCCTACCTCTGTTGTATTTGAATGTCCGTATTGCGAAGAAGAAAATGAATATGATTATTCAGAATTCTGTGATTTATGTGGACACCCGTCAGATTGGGATTATGAAATATTAGAATGTCAAAAATGCGGAAAGAAGTTTGAAATACAAGGTCAAGAATGGAGTTGAGAACATGAACGTACTAGAGAAGATTTTGGAAGAGATAGATAGGTTAGATGATCCGTATTTTGTTGGCTACATAGACAGATACAAGGTAAAAGAAATCATCCGTTCTCACATGGATGACCAAAACGGTGATGTTACCGAGAAACCAAGCGCCGCCGAACTGATCCGAGCGCGGGGGGCAGCAGTTAAGGATGGAATCCGTATTGGAATACTGGAGAAGAACGAGGGGCAATAATAATGCAGAAATGGGAAGAAATCGAACAGAAAAAAGAATACCTCAAGGGATATATAAAAGCAAAGAATAGAGAAACTTTAATAAAAGATCAAATACAACAACTAAGACTCGGAATGATGCTTCCGGCGCTGCAAGGTGATGGAATGCCGCGGGACAGCAGTCAAAAGGATCTATCGGATTGCTACGCAAAAATCGAAAGCCTCACGGATGAGTTGAAAAAAGAATGGATTGAAAGCGTGATCCAGTACGAACGTATCAGGAAAGCAATAAATAAAATGAGCGACGAGCAAGAAAAAGAAGCGCTTACAAGATATTACATACTCAGAGAAAAGTGGAAAGAAATAAAAAATAAGATGGGGGTAAGCGAGGCGAAATTATACAGGATATATGATAGAGCCCTAGAAAACTTTGAAATTTTATAAAAATTTTAGAAAATGAGAGTGAATGAGAGTTCAAAATGTGATATAGTATAAACTGAATTAAAAGACAAAGAGGGAAATAACCCTCTCATAACCACGCGCAAGGACATCCGAAAGGGCGTCCTTTTTTGAAAACTATTTTGAAAGAGAGTGATGACATGTTTTGCAATTACGATCAATACAAAGATAAAGAGGTAGTTAAAAAGCATGAGCAACTTTTAAAACAACTAGGAGAAAAAGACAGAGTATTTTCGCTGGAATGGAACGGAGAAAACATCACACTGATGGAATGTTGCGACTATTGTTTTGGACATGATTTAACCAAAGAAGAGTGCGAAGAATTGTCGGAAGTATTCCGAGAGTTAGCAGAAGAGCTGGGGAAATAAAGAACAGCGGAAGCAGATAAAAGAATTGAAGAAAAAGTAAACAGAGAAATACAAGGGGCAGCAGGCGAAAGTCGGCTGCTTTTTGTATACAAAGAAAGAGGGAAAACGAGAATGGCAAAAGAATTTGCAAGAAGCTTCTACAGCTCCCAAAAATGGAAGAAATGCAGAGAAGCATATATAGCAAAGAGAAGAGCGATCGACGGCGGGTTATGCGAAACATGCAGAGAACGGCCAGGATATATTGTACATCACAAAATCGAACTGACGCCGGAGAATATCAACGACGCAAACATAACGCTAGGAATTAATAATTTAAAGTACGACTGCCATATTTGCCATCAAAAAGAGGGGGCAAAAGATGGAGAAGCAGAGAGACTTATACGCTATGAATTTGACAAAGATGGAGATTTGCGCGAACTCCCCCCATAAATTCATAATTTTTTTAAAAACCGGCTGACCACAGTCGGAGACACATCTAACACACAGGAAATTTCGCGCGAAGGGGTGTAGGTAAACGCATTAAAAGACAACGAAGAAAAGAAAGGAAAAGGCGAAAGATGGGGTAAATTATAACGAAAAAAGCAAAGATGATATCATAAAGGCAGAGAAAAGAAAACTTGCGGGGATCTACACGAGGCTTGATAAAAAAACAAAAAAGTCGGTGGAATCGCTTGTGGATGAGGCGGCGTTTATGGCAGCGTCTTTATACGAACTAAGAAAAATCATAAACGAAAAAGGATACACAGAAGAATACCAGAACGGAGCGAATCAAAAAGGGATAAAGAAATGCTCGGAGGTCGAAATCTATAACACGATGATAAAAAACTATTCTGCGATTATAAAACAACTTACAGATTTATTACCAAAAGAACAAGAAAAAAATGCACCGCCGCAAGATGATGGGTTTGAAGGTTTTGTAAATGGCAGAGATGATTAAATATCCGCTCGCATATAATCCGATCTTGGAATACTGGGAAGAAATAGAAAAAGGAAATATCAATGTAGGAGACAAGATACGCAGGACATACAAAAAAGTCGTAAAAGATATAAAATACCCCGGAGAATATTTTTACTCCCCCAAGCGAGGAAATCACATATTAGAGTTTGCGGAAAACTTTTGCAGGCATTCAAAAGGAAAATGCGGCGGGAAACGCGTAAAGCTGGAGTTGTGGGAAAAAGCGCATTTAGCAACAGTGTTTGGATTTATCGATATCGAAGGAAATCGCAAATACAGAGAATCAATCCTCATTGTAGGGAAAAAGAATGGAAAGTCATTGTTAGCATCGATCGTAGGTCTGTACATGCTGACGGCAGACGGAGAAATGGGTCCGGAAGTGTACGCAGTGGCGACGAAAAAGGATCAAAGTAAAATTATATGGCTTGAATCAAAAAGAATGGTTAGAAAATCACCGGCTTTAAGTAAAAGAGTTAGATCGCTCGTGGCGGAACTGGATACAGATTTTAATGACGGAGTTTTTAAACCGTTAGCGTCCGACAGCGACACGCTGGATGGGTTAAATATACATTGTGTGCTAATGGATGAGATTCATCAATGGAAGCAAGGAAAAGCGTTATATGACATCATGGCGGACGGAGTGTCTGCGAGGGAACAGCCGCTTGTGTATATTACATCGACAGCGGGAACAATCAGAGAAGATATCTACGACCAAAAATACGATGAAGCGGAAATGGTCATCAACGGATACGACGACCCGGAAGGATACAAAGACGAACATCTCATAGCATTTATTTACGAGATTGACAACAGAAAAGAGTGGACGGATGAGAGTTGCTGGGAAAAAGCGAATCCGGGACTTGGGACGATCAAAAATAAACAGACCCTTAAGGATAAAGTGGAGAAAGCAAAGAAAAATACGCTACTTGTAAAAAACTTGCTATGCAAAGAGTTCAATATCCGCGAAACATCGTCAGAAGCATGGCTGACATTTGAGCAGGCAAACAACACGGAAACATTCAGCATAGAAGACTTAAAACCAAGATACGGAGTCGGAGGAGTAGACCTGTCATCAACAACAGACTTAACAGCGGCAAAAGTACTGTTTAAGATTCCTGAAAGCGAAAAAATTTATACACTCTCTATGTATTGGATACCGGAAGACCTTGTGGAAAAAAGGATCACAGAGGATAAGATCCCCTATGATATATGGATTGAAAAAGGATATGTAAGAACGTGCAAAGGGAACAAGATATCGTACAAAGATGTCAAAGCTTGGTTTGTAGAGATTCAAGAAAAATATGATATCTACATAAATATGATCGGTTACGATTCATGGAGCGCGGCTTACTTTGTAGAGGATATGCAGGAATACTTCGGGAAAGCGGCAATGATCCCGATAATACAAGGGAAAAAGACGCTATCACAGCCGATGAAGAATTTGGGAGCGGATTTGGAAAACAATTTGATCGTATACAATAACAATCCGGTAGACAAGTGGTGTCTCTGCAACACGGCTGTAGATATCGATCGAAACGACAATATTCAGCCGATTAAAACGAGTAAGCCGAGACGAAGGATTGACGGAACGGCGGCACTGCTCGACGCGTATGTAGTGCTGCAAAATAATTATAACGAATATATGTCATTAATTTAACGCCATAGTAGGCGTTATTTTTATGCAAACGGAGGGAATATGAAACCATTTTGGAAGAGAGAACCAACAGAAAAAACCGCAAAAAAAGAAAAGAATGTGCTGCAGATGGTAACAACTACAGGCGAACTACACTATGCATGGAACGGGAAGTTATACGAGAGTGACATTGTGAGGGCGTGCATACGCCCAAAAGTGAAGGCGATCGGGAAACTTACAGGGAAACACATCCGAGATGATCCGGCGGGAGGGCTGAAAGTCAACCCAGATGCAAACATCCGTTTTTTATTGTCAGAACCAAACCCGTATATGACGGCACAGCAGATGCAGGAGAAAGTGGCAACGCAGCTTTGCCTAAACAACAATGCGTTTATATTAATTGTACGGGATGAAAACGGGAAAGCGATGCAGATGTACCCGATACCATGCACAATGGTAGAAACAAAGTATAACGATACAGGGGAATTGTTTTTAAAATTCCAGTATAGAAACGGAAAAAGCGGAACATTTCCGTACAAAGATATCATTCATTTAAAACAAGATTATAACGAAAATGACATTTTTGGAGAAAGTCCGGTGGAAGCGATCGCGCCTATGATGGATGTAATAGGGACGATTGACCGGGGAATTATAAGGGCGATTAAAAACAGCGGCGTTGTAAGGTGGCTATTAAACTTTAAAACCTCCATGCGAGACGAAGATATTAAAAGCAATGTAGAAAAATTTGTTAGGAATTATTTAGCGGTCGAGACGGATACTTTCGGAGCGGCGGGAGTAGATGCGAAAGCAGACGTACAAAGAATTGAACCGAAAGACTATGTACCAAACGCAGCACAAACGGACCGGACAATAGAACGAATCTATTCGTTTTTTAACACAAATAAAAAAATCGTGCAAAGTGACTACACGGAAAACGAGTGGACGGCATACTACGAGGCAGAAATAGAGCCGATTGTTGTACAGATGCATCAAACATATACAGTTGGGATCTTCTCAAGGAAAGAACGAGGGTTTGGAAATCGAATTGTTTTTGAAGCAAATAATCTACAGTGCGCCAGCCTAACGACAAAACTTGCGTTTCAGGCGATGGTAGACCGCGGAGCAATGACGCCGAACGAATGGCGCGAAACAATGAACATGACACCGATACCGGGAGGGGATCAGCCGATCAGGAGACTTGACACGCAAGTTGTAAATCTTTTAAAAGACTGCTTAAACAAAATAAACACAGAAAACTACGCAGCTATGACACAAGTCATGGTCATGTTGTTAAAAGGGAAAGAGGTGAAAGAAGACGAAACATAAGATCGATATAAGAGGCGCAATCATCCCGAATGATTACAAATGGATTTATGACTGGTGGGAAGAAGACAGCACTTGCCCACGAGATGTACAAAAAGTAATTGACGCAGTACAGCCGGGGGATGAAATTGAGGTTTACATTAACTCTCCGGGCGGCGTAATTGATGCAGGATCAGAGATTTACACACTTTTGCGGCAGCAGGATAACGTAAAAATCTTTGTTACCGGACAAGCTTGCAGTGCGGCGTCGATTATCGCCATGGCCGGACATTGTTCCATGACACCGACATCCCTTATGATGGTACACTGCGTGAGCACAGGGGCGAGAGGAAATCACAGCGACATGGAACATGCTGCGGAAGTGTTAAGAACAGCGGATAAAGCTTTAAGCACGGCATATATTGCGAAAACAGGGATGAGCGAAGAAGACGCCCTTGAAATGATGGAGGCAGAAACATGGCTTACAGCGCAACAAGCAAAAGAAAAAGGCTTGATTGATGCGATTATGTTCGAGGAGTCGGAGAGAGAAATATTGGCAGCAGGACACGGTTTTCAATTACCGTCACAAGAAGCAATGGAAAAAGCAAGAAAAGCAATGAAAGAAACGGAGACGTCGAAAGATGAATCTGTTTTTATATTACAGCAAAAATTAAATTTTTTAAAATTAAAAGGAGAAAAACGATGAACAAAAAGCAGTACAAAGAAAAAAGAGCAGAACTGATGAACGCAGCACAGGTTTTGTTGGATCAAGGGAAAGCAGCAGAGGCGGAAGCGAAAATGGACGAGGTGAAAGAACTCGATGACGCATGGGATGCGATTGCGCAAGCACAGGCAAATTTTAACGCATTAAACAAAGAACCGCAGGCGATGAGCCCGTTCGGAGCAGCAGGTGAAAAAATGAATTTCACAAACACAATAAAAGAACATGAAGAAAATATGTATGATACCGAGGAATACAGGAAAGCGTTTATGAATTATGTGACGAGAGGAATCGCGATCCCGGAGAAATTCACGAATACGAATGCCAACACAAAAACGACAGACGTAGGCGCGGTTATTTCTCCGACGGTTATTAATCAGATTATTGAAAAAATGGAAACGATCGGCATGATCGTTCCGCTGGTAACAAAAACGGCATACCCGGCAGGGGCGACGATTCCGACGTCGAGTGTAAAACCGGTTGCAACTTGGGTTGCAGAAGGTGGAACATCGGACAAACAGAAGAAGACGACGGGGCAGATTGATATCAAGGGGTACAAATTAAGATGCGCGATTTCGATGACGCTTGAAACATCGGTGATGTCCTTGAAAGTCTTTGAAACGGTATTTGTAAAAAGCGTATCAGAAGCGATGGTGAAAGCACAGGAGCAAGCGTTTACCACAGGAACGGGAACAGGTCAGCCGAAAGGCGTCTTAAAAGAGACGGTTGTAGCAGGTCAGAACGTGGACATTGATGCAAAAGCAGAGCCGGGATACAAAACGCTGATTGATGCAGAGGCGGCGCTTCCCCTTGCCTATGAAAATGGTACGGTTTGGAACATGACAAAGAAAACATTCATGAAATTCGCGGGAATGACCGACGCGAACGGACAACCGATTGCGAGAACGAATTACGGCATTAACGGAACGCCGGAAAGAACGTTATTGGGCAGAAGAGTTGTTTTGAATGAATATATGCCGAGCTTAGACGCATCATTGAAAGCAGATACGGTTGTAGCATTTTTGTTTGACTGGTCGGATTATATGTACAATACAAATTATGCGATGCGTGTAAAAACTTACGAGGATGACGACACAGAAGACCAGATCACAAAAGCGGTTATGATTTGTGACGGAAAAGCGATTGATCTGAACTCACTTGTGACTGTAACAAAAAAGTATTCGGCGTGATGGAAAATCACGTTATTTACAAAGAAAGAACTACAGCGGCAGAGTTGAAAAAGGCCGCAAAGTTGGCAGGGATAAAAAGATATAGCAGCATGACGAAAAACGAGCTTTTGGAGGCACTGAATGAATCGGGAAGTGAATGAGGATTTAATACAAAAACTAAAAGCAAGAGTGCGAGCGATGTCAAAAGCGGCGGAGGATGAGATCAAGGATCTTGTCCTCTCGTGCAGAAAAGAACTCGAACTGGTAGGAATATACGGAGATGAATCAGACCCGACATACTATCAGGCGGTTGTACTGTATTGCAAAGGGAATTACGGATACGATGAAGACACAGACCGCTTCAGAACTGCATTCGGAGCGCTGCGGGACGCAATGAGTTTATCGGGCGACTACGGCAAGGAAAAAGGAGAATAAGGTGGACACACTTGAATTAGTATGGGAGACAATTACGAAAGACAAAGACGGATTTCCGATATCTAAAAGCCAGAAATACGAGGCGTATTGTCGAGAGAAATCCGTGAAGAGACAAGAAGCTTATGAGTCCATGAGAGCGGGCGTGAAAGTAGAGGCGGTTTTTGAAATCCGACAGGAAGACTGGGAACAGACAAGACACACTGTAAACGGTAAAACAGAATATGCAAGGAAAGTAGAACACGACGGAAGAGTTTACGAAATAAAGAGGACATATAAGACGGGAAAAGCAAAGATGGAGGTAATTTGTGGGTAATGGGATTTCGGTTAATGGGGTTTGATGAATTTGCAAGAGAGCTGGAAAAACTTGGGAACATTGACGAATACGCGCCGGAGCTTTTAAACGCGGCAGCGCCAACACTCGAAAAAGAGTTAAAAAACCAAGTGTCAAAAGCAACAAATAAAGGGTATGCGACGGGAGACTTAAAAGAAAGCATCAAAGCAAAGAAGCCGGGAAAAAACGTGTACGGTCATTATGTGATGGTAACAGCAGAGGGAAAAGATAAAAAAGGCGTTCGGAACAATGAAAAACTTGCATACTTAAACTACGGAACACAGAAACAACAGGCTCGACCCGTCATATCACCCGCGATAAAATCATCCGAAAGCGATTGTTTAAAGATAATGCAGCAGAAATTCAACGAGGTGACAAGGTGAGCGTAAATGAAAAAATAGAACAAGCGATCGGAGAACTATTCAGCGGGAACGTGTGGCCGTTAAAATGCCCACATGATTCTGCACCGGATATATATGCGATATACAACCCGGAAATAGAAGAACCGGGGTATTATGCAGACGACGCGGATGAAGACTGGGCGCAGCACATGCAAATACATGCTTTTACGAAAGGGAATTACATAGGAATGCGAAAAGAAGCCCGAAAAAAGCTAAGAGAGAACGGCTTTATTATTACGGGAATTTACACAAACTATGAAAAAGAAACAGGCTACAATCATTTATGCATTGAATGCTATACGGAGGAAGAGTGATGGCATATGTAGGTTTGACACACCCGGTGATTGCGGTTTACGAAGAACGAAACGGAGTGGTGTCCTACAAAAACGGAACAAGATTCGGAAAAGCTGTAAAATATGAAATATCGCCAAATTATGAGGATGTAAGTGACTATCAAGACATAAACGAAACAGATCCGGAAGAAGAAATAAGAAGCGCGGACATAACACTCGAAATAAGCGAAACGTCAGAAGGTTCAGAGGGGGTTATATTCGGGTATGAAGTCAATGCCGATGAAACGATAGCGAATCAAAACAATAGGGCAAGCCCGATCGGACTAGGGATTGTAACGAGAGAAGTAATCGCAGGAGCGACGAGTTACGTCGCATATTGGATACACAAGGTCTTATTCCGCGAAGAAGGACGGACTCACGAAACGAAAGGGGATGCAATCACATATATAACCCCAAGTGTAAAGGGAACGGCAACCCCGGATTATAACGGAAACTGGAGAACAAAGAGACGTTTCACAAGCAAAGCGGAGGCAGATGCTTGGATTGATGAAAAGGCAGGAATTTAGGAGGAAAAAATATGGCATATGTAGGATTAAGAAAACCGATTATTGCAGAAATAACAGGAGCGAAAGTATACGGAGAGCCGTTTGCATTTGGAAAGGCAATCGGGCTGCAGGTAACGCCGAACTACGCAGAAGGAAGTTTGAACGCGGACGACGCACAAGTGGAATACGACAAGGAATTTAATTACGCAGAAGTAACATTGAATACGAGCACAATCCCGATCGAGGCGCACGAAAAAATGTTCGGGCACAAAGTAAATGAAGGAAAAACGGGTGCAACCTTTAATAAAGACGATCAGGCGAAATATGTCGGAATGGGTTGGATATCCGTGGAAAAGGTGGACGGCGTGAGAAAGTTTATTGGAAACGTACTGTATAAAGTAAAGTTTTCAGAACCGTCGGAGGATTACAGCACAAAAGGTGATTCGATCGAATACAAAACCCCGTCAATTACAGGTAGGGCGATTGCGAACGAGGACGGGGACTGGAAAGATTTCGAGGCGTTCGACGCAAGCGAGGATGCATTAAAATGGATCAACACAAAATTCGGAAAAGTAGAAGGATTGTAGGAAAAGAAGAGGAGTAGCAACATGTTTGAAAAGACAAATTACATTGAATTATCAGGAGAAAAATATCCGATCAAGTGTGATATTCTCGTATTGGAAAGGATACAGGATAAATATGAAGACTTGTCGGAATTTGAAAACGGGCTAAACGGCTTTACCCCAGCCGTGGATGAAAACGGGGAATATAAAAGAAATGAGGAAGGAAGACTCGTCGGATTTTACGGAGAACCAAAAATAGAAACGCTGCGTGATGCACTTGAATGGATGGTACAGGAAGGGATCGAGATCGAACGGGAAAACGGAAAGGAGATCCAGGAAGTCTCAGGAAAAACATTAACCAGGAAGGTGGATATGGCGCCGAAGGAATTAGCGGAAATTTTACACGCGGAGTTTGCAAGGTGTTTTAGAAGAAAAAACCCGAAAACCACGCAGAGGGAGAAGAAGGGGAAAGAATAAACTTTGCGTGGGTTATATTTACAGGAATGCAGATCGGATACACCGAAAAAGAGATCGCCCACATGTATTTTGGAAAGTGGGCAGATCTCTTCAAAGAATTTAAGCGGATGCACAACTACAAAATGAAACGAATGATATTTGAAGAGGAGAAAAAAGTGGAATCCCTCATGGATTTATAAATAAAATTATGTTATGATAAATCCATGAAGGAGGCGCGAAATGAAAAAAAATAACCCTTATATCATTTTGGCGAAAGCAACAATAAGTTATATATGGAAATACCACCCCTATATGTTAGCGTGTGTCATTTCGGGAATTATAGCGGGAATATACATGGCGATAACAGAATCAGACGCAACAAAATTGATTAGCGGTATTATAATTGGTTTCTCTCCTATGATAATAAAGAAAATAGGAATTGCAATTTTAAGTTTAGACAGTTCGGAGCGGATAGATTTTTGGAAAGCAAAGATGCACCGAAGAGAAAGATACAAGAACTACGTAAAAGAGTATGTGGAAAAATTAATGGAAGACCAGAAATGAATAGGATAAAACAATAGCTTTCAAGACAAGAACACTTATCTTTGGGTAAGTGTTCTTTTTGTATCTACAAGGAGGTGAGAAAAATGGCGAAGAAGAGTATCGGGGCATATATCACACTGGATGGCGAAAAAGAATTCAGAACCGCAACATCTGCGTGCAATAAAAGCGTTGCGGCTTTAAAGTCGGAAATGAAACTAGCAGAAGCGCAAACGGTAGGAAATGCGAACACGCTTGACACGCTGAAAAAGAAACATGATATTTTATCGCGGACACTGGACGAACATGTAAAGAAAGAAGAAACCGTTAAAAAAGGGCTAAAAAATTCGGAAGAACAGTATGAAAAAGTCGGGAACAAATTAGCCGAATACAAAAGTAAGTTACAGCAGACAAAAAGCGCGTTGGAAGAGCTGGAAAACTCGTCAGAGACAACAGAAGAAGCGTTGCAAGAACAACGAGAACTAGTAGAAGGCTTAGAAAAAATCGTAAGCAAAGGCGAAGAAACGTATCGGAGAGCTGGAAATCGTGTAAGTGACTGGAAAAAGCAGCTAAACAACGCGGAAGCACAGACGATCCGAGCGACAAAAGCGCTGAATGAAAACGATACATATCTGAAAGAGGCAGAAAAAAGCTGGAAAGGATGCGCAAAAAGCATTGATGAATTCGGGAATGAAACAGACGATACGGTTAATCAAATAACGAAATTAGGAACGATTTTAAAAACGAATCTAAAAAACACAGTTGTTGATATAGGGAAAGACGCGTTTACAAGCGCAATACAAGGAACACTCGAACTGGAAGAAGCGCAGAACCGTTTACAGGCAAGTACCGGAGCAACGGCGGAAGAAACGAAAGCATACAAAGAGGAAATGCAGGAAGTCTATTCTGCGGGACACGGAGACTCAATACGCGACGTTGCGGATGCGATGGCACTCGTAAAACAATATACAAACGAAACAGACCCGTCAAAACTAAAAGAGATGACAGAAAGCGGAATGGCTTTAGAAGAAGTATTCGGGACGGATTTAAGCGAATCGATCCGAGGAGCGGACGCACTCATGGACAACATGGGATTAACGGCAGAGCAGGCGTTTGATTATATTGCAAAAGGCGCGCAGAGCGGTCTGAACAAGTCCGGGGAACTGACGGACAACTTAGCAGAGTATAGTCAATTATGGGGGCAAGCCGGATTTTCGGCAGAGGAAATGTTTTCGATCTTACAAAATGGGTTAGATTCTGGCGCATACAATCTGGACAAAGTAAACGACTTCGTAAAGGAGTTCGGAAACAGCTTAGCAGACGGAAGAATCGAAAAAAATATCAATTCATTTTCAGGGAATACAAAAATATTATTTGAACAGTGGAAAAACGGAGAGGCTTCTACAAAACAAGTTTTCCAGTCTGTGATATCTGACCTGTCAAACATGGAGAACAAACAACAAGCACTTACAATCGCAAGCAATACATGGAGCGCCCTGGGAGAAGATAACGCAATGAAAGTTATCACATCTTTGAACAAGGTGAACAACACATACAAAGATGTGAACGGAACGATGCAGGAAATCAAAGATATCCGATACGATAGCGTCACGAATCAGTGGAAGATGTTAGGAAGGACGTTCCAAACGGACGTGATGACGCCGATATTAGAAAAGTTCTTACCAGTAGCGGAAAAAGGAATGGAAATTCTAAGAGAGAATATCGGTGGCGTAACGATAGCGGCAAAAGCATTGACTCCGGTGATTGCCGGAATGTTTGTTGTAAAAAAAGGAAACGAACTTGTAAAACTTTTAGACGATACGCAAAAAGGGATCAAAGGCGGGATCAAATGGCTTGGAGCGCATACAGTAGCAAAAACAGCGGCGACAGCAGCGGAAAACGTATCGACGGCGGCGACAACGGCAAACACAGCGGCAACAGCAGCAGGAACGGCGGCAACAACTGCAAATACAGCGGCAACCGGAGCGGCAACAGCGGCGCAGGGAGCTTTTAACGCCGTGCTTTCAGCGAATCCGATCGCGCTTGTCGTACTGGGAATAGCGGCCACGACAACAGCAGTCGCTGCCCTTTCGTCGGGTCTACGAGAAGCGAAAGAAGAAACGAGCGAGCTTGCAAAAGAAGCAGATAAGAATATAGAGAAACTAAAAGAGACGTCGAACGCATTAGAAGAAACAACTGACAGTGCAAAAGATTCCGTGCAGACAGTAGAAGCACAGAAGAAGGTTGCTGACGGACTGATCGCAAAACTGTACTTATTAGAATCCCAAACGGGAAAAACAAAGGGTGAAATCGCACAAATGAACGCGATCACGAGTCAATTAAATACGATGTTCCCGGAGCTGTCACTGTCAGTTGATGAAAATACAGGGGAACTAAACAGAAATGAAGAACAGGTGCGAAGATCGGCAGACGCAGCGCTAGAACTGGCAAAAGCTTCAGCAGCACAAGAAAAAATGATAGAAATATCAGAAAAACTTGTAGATGCAGACATAGCAAGATACGAAGCGGAACAAAACCTTGCAGACATTGATAATGAATTAAAAAAACTTGAACAGGATCGACAAAACCTTTTAAACGGAAACTATGAAACCGTTGAAAAAGGAACAGAAAAACAGATCAAATTCAACGGAGAGCTGACGGATTATTATACAGCGCTGTCCGATGTAAGCGAAGCAGAGGCGGAGCTAAAAGAAAGACAAAAAGAACAGACGAAAGCGCTTGGAGAGCTGAACGAAAAATGCAATGAAGTAAACGACGAGTATCAAAGCGCTTACGAGTATATGCAGAAAAATACGGAGGAGGCAGAACGAAACACACAGGCAACCGACGACAACACGGCGGCGAAACAGGCGAATGCGGACGCGGAAACGGAAAAACAGGAAGCGTCAAAAGCAAGCATCGAGCAAGCCGGGGAAGAACTGGCGGCATATCAGGGATTATCAGCAGCACAACAACAACTCACGACAGATATAACGAACAGCGTGTTGACAATGCAAGAAAGCGTACAAAGCGCACTGTCCTCACAGATGGACATGTTCGAGGCGTTTGACGGCGGCGTAGAAATATCTACGCAACAGCTTTTATCGAACATGCAAAGCCAAGTAGACGGCGTGACGCAATGGGAGCAGAACCTTTCCGCACTTGCGAACAAAGGAATCAATGAGGGAATCTTACAAAAACTTGCGGAGATGGGTCCACAGGGATCGGGATATGTCGCTGCATTCGCATCCATGACGGATGAAGAGCTCGCGAAAGCGAATGAGCTTTGGAGTCAGAGTGTTGACATAAAAGGCATGACCGATCAGTGGGGGCAGCAGCTACTTGAGAGTGGAGCGGCAAATATAGCCGGAGGAATGGAAAACTTAGCTCCGATCATGCAGCAAAGCGGAGCAAACACGGTTGCGGGCCTCGTGAAAGGGATGCAAGATGCTCAAGCGGCAGCGGAAGCGCAAGGGCATGATTTAGGAGTGAAAGTGATTGAATCCGTAAACAACGGACTCGACGTACACTCCCCATCCGCAAAAACAACACGATCGGGAATTTATGTGGATCAAGGGCTTGCGATTGGGATGAATTTAGGGAAAGCAACTGTGATGATTGCAAGCGCGGGAGTTGCAATGACGATCATAAATCAGCTAAACTCTATGCTGACAGTAACACAATTTGCCAATATAGGAACGAGGATACCAGAAGGGCTTGCGCTGGGAATACAACAGGGAAAATCACAAGTGATATATGCGGTAACGGAAGCGACAGGGGCAGCCATCAGGGCAGCAAATGAAAAACTTGAAATACATTCGCCGTCTCATGTGTTTAGGCGCATGGGGAATAACACGATGGACTCTTACGGACTGGGAGTAAAAGATCGCGCGGAATCCGTAAAAAGCTCCGTTATGGAGTCACTGAATTTTAGTGACATAAACGGAAAAATTGATACAAAAGCAGGCAGAGCCGGAATTAAAGAACAAAATATCTTTCGGGATACAATACTGGAAGGAATGAGCAAAATGAAACTGGTGGCGTATATAGGAAATAGAGAGGTAACAAGGACACTGTCTGATTTGGGGGTGATGTTCCATGCTCGTGTATAAAAGCGGGAGCACAGGGGAAGAAATAAATCTTTCGGACAATCGAATCAAAACGCAGATTAAAAAAGCGGGACTATATGATTACGAGTGGGAGTTAGACGAAAGCGAATTAAAAATAGGAAGCAAAATAAACGGTTTTGGGAAAAAAGCCAAAAGGTATGAAATGATATTGGACTTCCGAGGGAACAAGGAAGAACGAGCCGAGTCGGCAGAAAGATTGCACAGAATCACAGAAAGAGATTTACAGGCGAAATCCCCGGGAAAGCTATACTTCAAAGGGGGATACATCGAATGCTATATAGTAGGAACAAAATACGAAGAGTGCAATTTAGCACGCACCGTAAGGAAAAAAATGAATGTGTACGCACCGTATCCATTTTGGATCACAGAAAACCCGTACACGTTTCACAGCTACGGCGTATCGTCTACGGACAATAAACGCTACCCCGGGCGTTACCCATGCCGCTACGCGAATGGCATGAACAACACATACATCCAAAACCCTCATTTTACAGACGCAAATTTTACACTTGTAATTTATGGGCCGGTTGCAAACCCTCAAGTCATCATCGGAGATAAAAGCTATTTGGTCAACATTGTTTTAGAGCAAGGAGAGCGGCTGGAGATAGACAGCCGCACGAGGACCGTTACGAAAGTGTCAAAAAACGGAGAAAAAGTTAACGCGTTTCATAACAGGGAAAAGGGAAAGACATTTTTCAAGAAGATCCCGCCCGGCCGGCAAAAAGTTGTGTGGTCGGGTAAATTCGACTGGGACTTAACGATCTACGAGGAAAGGAGCGAACCAAGATGGAGCGGGTGGAAGCAGCGCTAAATGGGAGCGCGCAGAATTTACCGGAAATCGGAGAAAATCGCTATCAAGGAAAACTAAACGCGCCGGCAACGAAAGCGAAAGAAGTGGTTTACCCGGTAATGATTACCGCAACTGGGGATAATGGTGGAGTAACGGAAGAAACTCGGGACTTGATTGTGCGAAATGCAGATCTATTTCCGCTAGAATTTACCATTGCCCGAAAAAACGGAGAAGAGCTGGGATTTTTAGATCAGAGCGTTGCGATCGACATGGATCTTGGAGATGCGGACGACTTTGAAATCTGCTTGCCGCAGGAAGAGTGGACAAAAGAGCGGTACTGGTACGGAAATCGCATTTTTGTACCGAGAACAGAATACGGCGGAATCCTAAACAGTCTTGAAGTGATGACCAAAACGCAAGAAATTGTGTGGTGCGGCACAACGTGGAGAGGACTGCTAAAGCGAAAAATCATAGAACCGCCGGAGGGAAAGGATCACCTGACAGTAAGCGGAGATTTAAACGATATTTTGAGAGATCTTATCAAAGACCGATTCGACGGTCTTTTTTTTGTGCCGGAAGAAAAGGCAGGGATCACCGTCACAGGTTGGCAGATCGACCGATACGTCACGTTATATGATGCAGTCGATAAAATGTTAAGCGCTCAAGGATATCGCCTGCAGATCAGCTACGTTGAGCCGGAAAACCTTGATTATGGATACGTTTCCGTCAGAGCCGTACAGATCAAAAACTATTCGGAAACGCTGGAATACTCGCAAGATGGAGAGGTGCAGTTTACCGTAAAAGATTACAGAGGTGGCGTGAATCACTTAATCTGTGCCGGAAAAGGACAAAACGAAGAAAGGATCATTCTGCATTTATACGTCCAAAAGGACGGGAGCATCGGAAAGACCCCGTATTACACTGGACTTGAAGAAAATGAAGCGGTTTATGAGTTTTCGAGCGCAGACAAAGAAAAGCTGGAAGAGGATGGAGCAAAGCGTCTAAAAGAGCTGCAAAACTATAAAAGCATCGACGTAAACGTAGAAGGGATCGACTTGGAAATCGGCGACATCGTCGGCGGATATGAAGAAATTACAGGAACGAGACTACAAAAGCCGATCGTTAGAAAAATCATAAAAACAAAAAACGGAAAAACAACAACAGAATATAAAGTAAAAGGAGATGACTAGATGGGAGAACTGAAAGGAATTACAATCAATACCGACCCAGCGGCGGAGGCACATATTTACGCGGAAGACGACGCAGCGATTTATCAGAGCATTGTCGGATCAGATGGGGTCATGATGATCGGCCAGCAATGTGAAAGTCAGGTGATCAGTAACAATAAAGTCAGGGTAAAAGACGGAGTTATCGTAGTAGGCGGACATTTTGCCCGCATCCAGTACGGAGATTATATTGATTGCGAGATCGCCAACGGGCAATCCGGAAGAAACCGAAACGACATCATCATAGCAAAATTCGTCACCACGGGAACAGGCGGCATCGACACCTATACATTAGAGGTCAAACAGGGCGCATCCACAACCGGGGCGGCAACCGATCCGGCGCTAACACAAAACGATCTGTACCAATCGGGAAAAATCAGAGAAATGCCGCTCTATCGAGTGAAAATTGAAGGATTAAGCATCACAAAAGTAGAAAAGATGTTCGAAAGCATCCCGACAATCCCTATGTTAAATACATATTTGTCAGAGTTACAGTTGTATCACGATAAAAAGATGCTCACACCGACTGATCTCGGATTGAACACTGGGATTTGGAAAACAATAGTAAACAACTCTTACAAGATCGGTAACACGATACACCTAAACATGGAAATCTACACAACCTCTATAATTGTTGCAAATAATGTGTACAACAATGTTTTTACTATTCCGCCGCAGTACCGACCACTAATTAATACTGTTGTCAATGTAACTGCATCAGATGGAGCATACAAAAATCCAGTTGCCTGCACAGCTATGGTAAATACAAATGGAAACCTGCTTATTTGTATCCCGAAGGCAACAAATAGTTATCTTTTTATCGACGCCGAATGGGAGGTTGGATAGCATTTATCACTTCCAAGTACCTCGCGCGTAATAAGATAAATCAAAACTTGCTGTATTCCATACAGTAGCAGCACGTAAATGGCGAATTGAACCACATTTCGAGCGTTCCGTCATTCCACTTACGATATTTCCCATTGGGATTGTTACCTTCCTCGACAATGTAGTTTTTAGTTTTCAATGCCTTATCACGTAACTCCGACAAATATTTATTTTTCCAAAAGATTAAGATAAGAAAGGACTGATAT